TGAAACAACTGTCGTACTGTCTGGCTGTGGCGCAACGCCTCACCAACATCGAAGCAATCTAAGAACAAATTTGGGGCCGGCGCAACATAGATCAGCCACGCGCTCCCGCCTCCCTAGCCCCCACCCCACACGCTAATTAAGACGCCCGGCAATTGACCGGGTTTCTTGATCTCCTATCGTCACCATCAGTCCGATAGCAAAATTTTACTCGTTATTACGAGTTTTCCTATTGCTCTCTGTAACGAGTTTTCCTATTATAACTACATCAGCACCACGAACCACGAACAACCAGAGGTGAGCCATGAGCGATATCGCAAAGAGCCTGCTGCACTACGCAGCGAACTACCGCAGCGGCTGTGCGGACGATTCGGATCGCGCTTTCTGCTTCCACGCGGCTCGCGAATACGCCGCTTACATCCTGTCGATCTGAGGTGCGCCATGAAGCTCCACAACGTAATCATCCTGCTCGCCAATGCGTACATGGAACTGACGTGTATCGATCCGTGGATGGTCGAGAGCAAGCGCCACTGGGTCATCCGCCGGACTGTCGATTACCGCAACGTTTGCTGGGGATGAACATGAGCGCAAATCCGCTTCTGATCAACAAGACAATGAAATTCGGCGACTGGCTGTTCGATACGCAGCTCGAAGCCGCCGACAACGCCGCCTGCGTGCAGTACGACCGGCGCGAGGCGATCGAGAAAGGTGTCACGTTCACGGATCTGCTGGAAGAAATGGCAGATTTCACGGAGCCGCGCGCCGAGGTGTTCATGCAGGCGTTTCGCCGCGGACTATCGGACGATAAACACGTGCTTTATGTGCTGATCGACCAAGCTTTCGAGCGGATCGTCGAGCGCCAGTTGGCAGGAGGTGAATGATGCGCCACTACCAGAAGATCTACCGAACGCCGCTGAACGAACTGACGGTGGCCGAACATGGTGCGCTCCAACTTGAGTGCGCGATGCTCGAAGTTCGCAAGAAGGCCAACGAGATCCGTTCTTGCCCGTGGATGACGTGCCGCGACATGCACTACCCGCTTGGTTTCTTCAACGGCGTACGCTTCACGATCTTTGCGGCGCTCGAATACTACGACAGCGATTACGACGACTTCAAAGAACTCGCCGAGCGCTATGCGTCTGAGGCTGATTACCTCGCCGGCCCGTACCTTGAACGGAGAGCAGCGTGAAAGGAATCTTCATCCTCGCTGCCCTCGTCCTGTTTATCGACGGCTGCGCTTATCTGGTGATGGGAGGTTGATGCAATGCCGATCAAACCTGAGAACCGCGCTCGCTATCCGAAGAACTGGAAAGCGATTGTCGCCGAGGTACGCGAGCGCTCCGGAAATCGCTGTGAGGGTTCACCGGACTGGCCTGATTGCCGCGCCGAGAACGGTCAGCCTCATCCAGAAACGGGAAGCAAGGTCGTGTTGACAACGGCTCACTTGGATCACGTTCCGGAAAATTGTGATCTTGCAAATCTGCGCCACTGGTGCCAGCGCTGCCATCTGAAATATGACGCTGAGCATCACGCGAAAACAGCAGCAGAGACACGCAGAAAGCGGCTAGCAATTGGCGACCTTTTCGAGGTGACACCGTGAAATTTTTCCTAGCCCGCTTCGCCGGCCGCCTGCACCGCGCGTTCGCCGGAATCAACCGTGAGCCTATAGCGCATCCTGACTTCTTCGGTGCGGATGTTCTGCTGGTGATCTGGAGTGCGCTGTTTGGGTCGTGCTTTACGGCGCTTGTGATGACGGCGCTTTTCTGGGATCACGCGGTCAACGTTATTTGCGGAGGGTGATGTGAAATCGACTCCGTTTGACTGGTTAATCGCCGTTGTGTGCGGCGTCTTGCTGGCTTGGGCTGGCGTACATGGGTGGACGACATGATAAACGTACCTGATGGTTGGAAGCTGGTTCCGGTTGAGCCGACGCGAGAAATGAAGATTGCTGGAGACAACGCGGGTTTTTGGTGTGGCGATAAATATGCAGCCATGCTCGCCGCATCACCGCAACCGGTGGTACAGACTGCATTCGACATCGCGCTCGATGCGCTCGCCGAGTATCAGCGCAATTGGGATACGGGTCTTCCTGCCGAATACGCGCAAACCGAGCGCATAGCGATGGAATGCGCTGTTGAAGCTGTACGCGAGGCGCTGCACGAAGCCCAAGACGCTCAACAAGTGGCACTGACGGATGAGCAGGCTGAGGATTTGCAAGAGGCGCGCGAGATCCTCGAAAACATGGTGCGCAGCGTAGAACTCGATGGCAATTACTCAACCGAGGCGACGTGCACTTTTCTGCGGCAAGCGTTGCAATGCCTACCCGCCGTACAACCAGCAAGCGGGGATCCGAAATGATCCGCACCGCCTCTGCATGGCTAGACCGTCACCCACTCGAAGCTATGGCACTCGGCGCAGCGGTCGCGTTCGTGATTATGGTTGTGACGCGGAGTTGACGATGGAAGACGACGACGCGTGGCATCAACGTGAACAGGAAGAAATGCAGCAGTTTCTTATCTGGCAAGAACAACGGAATGGAGCAAAAAATGGAAATTCGCAAGGCGCAGCGCAAGAAGGCAAAACTGAGGCTCGGGATCGCTGCCCCGAGCGGAGCGGGAAAGACATATTCCGCGCTGCTCTTGGCCTTTGGGATTGGCGGGAAGGTCGGGGTAATTGACACCGAACACGGTTCGGCCGATCTGTACGAAGATCTCGGCGAGTACGACATCATCAACATCGAAGCGCCGTACACGGTCCAGAAATATCGCGCCGCGCTGAATGCATTCGAGAACGCCGGTTACAGCATAGTCATCATGGATAGCCTGTCGCATGCATGGGCCGGCGATGGCGGATTGCTCGACAAGCAGGGCAAGCTCGCAGACCGCCCAGGGGCCAATGGCTATGCGGCGTGGCGCACCATCACGCCCGAGCATAACGGCCTTGTGGAAGCGATTCTGACAAGCCCTTGCCACATCATCGCCACGATGCGTAGCAAGCAGGAATACGTATTGGAGACGAACGACAAGGGCAAGCAGACGCCGCGCAAGGTCGGCATGGCCCCGGTGCAGCGCGAAGGCATGGAGTACGAATTCACGGTGATGCTCGACATCGATATGAGCCACATCGCCAGCTCAAGCAAAGATCGCACGCGGTTGTTTGACGGCCAGTTGTTCAAGATCGAGCGCAAGCATGGAGAAACGCTGCGGGACTGGCTTGAGACTGGCGTCGAACCGCAAGCGCCTGAACCGGTGCCGCCCGTACAGGATGGCATCAGTGCCAGTGAACTGGCCGACTGGACGGCATCGATCGAAGCTGCCGCCACTCTCGAAGACCTGAAGAATATCTTCGGAAACGCAGCGATTCTCGCGCGCCAGAGAAACGACAAGCTCTCTTACGATGCGCTGACCACGGCGAAGAACGCCCGGAAGAAAACCCTTGAGGAGGCCACAGTATGAGCGACTTAACCCTGTACCAGATCTCCTCCGAATACCGTTCTGCCGCCGACACATTGGCAGAGTTGGACATGGACGAGCAGACGGTTGCCGACACACTGGAATCAATCAGCGGCGATCTGACGGTGAAGGCTCAGAACGTGGCCTTCGTCATCAAGAATCTCGAAGCCGCCGCGGAACAGATCGGCGTTGCGGTCGAGCATATGAACGCGCGGGCTCAGGCGCTGGAGAAGCGCGCCGAGCGTGTACGCGAATACCTGCTGATGAACATGCAGATGGCAGGCGTCCAGAAGATCGAGTGTCCGTACTTCAAGCTGGCCGTCAAGGAAAACCCGCCGAAGGTGATCGTCGAGCATGAGCAACTGATCCCGGCTGCGTACATGACCGACCCGGCGCCGCCGCCTCCGCCTCCGGCCAAGCCGGATAAGAAGTTGATCGCGCAGGCGTTGAAAGACGGCCACGATGTTCCTGGCTGCAAATTGGAGCGCGGCAAACGGCTGGAGATCAAGTGATGCCAGTTTTCACCTTGCGCAACAAAGAAGCCGCAGCGGCAGCATGGAAGTTCATTCGCGACAACGCTGCCGAGCAGGCGCGTATCGGCCAGCCGCTGGTGGTGAGTGTCGATGCTTATCAGGCGAAACGGTCTGGCGAACAGAACCGCCGTTTGTGGGCGCTCCTGACCGACATCGCCGAGCAGGCAGTCATCGACGGCGCGCGGTTCAGCAAAGATGCATGGTTCGAGCACTTCAAGAGCGAATACGCGCCGAAGCAGGAAGGCCCGCGCGGGCTTGTTGCGGTCAGCACAACGCAGATGACCAAGCAACAGTTCGCGGACTTTATGACGCGGATTGAGGTGCATGCAGTACAGGCGCTTGGCGTCGAATTTCTGGAAGTTTGAACCCCCGAAAACCGCGTGGTGATCTCCGCGCGGCGGCGTTTGAAGGGGCGGCCAGTTCGGCGCCCTGCTTTTTGGATTCCATATGATATACGGCAGCGTTTGCAGTGGGATAGAAGCGGCGAGCTGTGCCTGGCATGCGCTCGGATGGCGTGCCGAATTCTTGAGCGAGATCGAGTCATTCCCGTCCGCCGTGTTGGCCCACCATTACCCGACCGTCCCGAACCGGGGCGACATGACCAAATTCAAGGAATGGCCCGATGCAAATATTGATGTTCTCGTCGGAGGAACTCCCTGCCAAAGCTTCAGCGTCGCCGGACTCCGAAAGGGACTGGCTGATCCACGTGGCAACCTCATGCTCACCTATCTTGCCATTGCTGAGCGCTACGCTCCCCGCTGGCTGGTCTGGGAAAACGTACCCGGCGTCCTGTCATCAAACGGCGGACGGGATTTTGGAACCCTCCTCGGAGGGCTGGCAGAACTCGGGTATGGGTTCGCCTACCGCGTTCTTGACGCTCAGTTCTTCGGAGTGGCCCAGCGACGCCGCCGTGTGTTCGTTGTCGGACATCTTGGAGATTGGCGACGTGCCGCAACGGTACTTTTTGAGCGCGAAAGCCTGCTTGGGCATCCTGCGCCGCGCCGCGAAACGGGGAAAGGAGTTGCCCCGACCCTTAGCGCACGCACTAAAGGTGGTGGCGGACTCGGAACCGACTTTGAATGCGATGGTGGCCTGATCCCAGGCGTCGCTCGCGCGCTGACTACCAGCAACCAACGCATCGATGCGGAGACAGAAACGCTATTGGTCGCCCACTCGCTGCGCGGCGAAGGATTTGACGCTAGTGAGGATGGAACCGGGCGCGGCACGCCGCTGGTGCCGGTCCATGCTTTTGATGCGCGACAGGCCGATGTCTTGCAGTACGGCCCGATCACCGGCCCGATGGATACGGGGATTCCGGGTCCGGCGGCGCTTATTGCTGATCAGGTGAGGCGCTTAACCCCGCGCGAGTGCGAGCGCCTTCAGGGCTTTCCAGACGACTACACGCTCATCAACTATCGCGGCAAGCCCGCTGCAGACGGACCGCGCTACAAGGCGCTCGGCAACAGCATGGCCGTGCCCGTCATGCAATGGATCGGCAGCCGAATTCAGTTAGCAGACCCCATCCGCGCAGCGCGCGAAGCAATCGAATAGGACAACATCATGAGCGATACCACTAAAGATGCAGTGCCCGGCGATCAGCGCAAGCCACTCAACGGTTGGCGCACCTGGGGCAAGAATAACGACCGTTGCGACCATTGCTGCAATGGTGATCGCTGCGACGATCGTACGCATATTGATCGACGCGCATGCGGTTATTGCCTTGGCACCGGTGACGCACTCTGGCTCAAATACCGCGACGCCGATCCCGCCCCATCTACCGGTGACCAGTCATGAGCGGAAAGCCAAACGAACAGCAGATAAAGCGCGTCGTTCTGATCTCTCGGCGCCTTGAGTTTCTTCGCGACGACTCCATTGAGATCGCCGGCCGCATAAAGCGCGACCAAGAGCGACTGGAAAAAATCGGTTTCGCCAAAAGAAAGCTTGCTGAGGAACGCACGAAGCTAATGCTCGCGATGGACGTTGACCCGTCCCAGATCGGCAACTACGGATATGAGGCTCGCTTTGAGGCGTTTCTCGGAATTTTCTCCACATGCAACGTCGAAGGCGCCGCAGAGGAACCGCAATGACCGCCACCCAGCCCGAAGGATTGAATATGACCAACTCACAATGGCTCCTCGACATGATGGGTCGATACAAGTTCACGATCCCGTCAGTCGCATTCGACGAAATAATTGATCGGATCGAACTGCTATCTGCAAGCAAGCCTGCGGTGACGGACGGGTATGAGATTGATTTCAGCGGCGTAATGGGCATCCCGCCGAAGCATTATGCATTGGATATTTGTCCCAAATGTTCATGCAGACGCGGTAGCGGAAGCCAATGCAGCAACAAACCATGCCCGTTCGATCGAGCTCCACCCCCTGCCGCGCCAGCGCAATCACCGCGCGATGCTTGCCAGATCGATAACTTTTCAGGTCGAGTCTGCCAACACGGCACGCGGAGTTGCGTCGCGGACCATGCCGCGCCAGCGCAATCGGCGAAGCCGGTAGGGAGCATTCAGCGCGACAACATCCATGGTTTCCACATGGAAGCAAAAGTGCCTTGGGACAGTCTGCCGATTGGAACGTTGCTCTACGCCGCCCCGCAGCTACCCCAGACTGCCGTGGTGCTGGACGAGCGGGCGGCGTTTGAGGCGTGGTGGGAAACTGTGCGCGACGACATGATCCAAGACACTGATCCGCGTCGTCATGCCGAAGCGGCATGGAAAGCCCGCGCCGCATCCCCGCAACCTAGAACCCCGATTGCACAGTTGATTGCTGACTTTGAGGCAGACGGATTCAACTTTTCCGACCTAGATTCGGTGAAGAAGATTGCACTGCGGTATGTCGAAACGATGCCGGATGCGCAAGTGCGCGCACTCCTGTACACGTTGGCCAGCGCGCAACCAGGAGAAAAGTCATGATGCTTATGAACCGGCAACACCGTGCTCTCTTGATTCGGTTGCAGGTAGGTGGCTGCACCTGCATGACGAAAACAAACGAGCTTAAGTACCACGCGACCGATTGCCAGTACCGACTAGCCTCAGAGATCGAGGAAGCGCTGACGTTCGAGGACGACACCATTTCGAAGACCGCCCCCTCTGCCGTGGTGCTGGACGACGAGCGGGCGCTGACGGATGCCGCCGCCTTGTGCGACGCCATCGCAAACGGATTTGTGTCGGACGTAAACCCGGACCGCAGCCGGGAAGCCTCACAGGGTGCCAGTGCTTGTGCACAGGCTATCCGAGGACTCCTGACCTCCGCGCGTCCGGCAAGCGGAGAGACAGAATGACAGACATCGAATTTCTAATGATCGCAGAGAAATTTCCGACTCTGAAGCATGGCTCTACGGACGATAAGCTCAGATTCGCCCGCGCCATCGAGCAAGCATCCCGCCGCGCGGCGCTGGAGGAAGCGTGCGCTGCGATCAAGGCCGAAGACGATCGACAGAACGACAACGATTACATGCTGGACTCGGACGATTGCATTCGAGTGGTGCGCGTTCTTGCCGATAGAGATTCAACTATCGACGCCGCGCTGGCTAAACAGGCGAAGGGGGTGTGATGAAGGTCCGTCTAGATGAATGGTTGCGTCGCGAGTTCGATCCGCCGCCCGCCATCCGCACGGCTCGCCTGTGGATCAACGCTGGCAAAATCTACCCCGCGCCGGTCAAGGTCGGCCGGTCGTATTATGTCGAGCAGAACGCCGTCTTTCAGGATGGTGTCGCCCGTCCCTCTCTCGCCCAACGAGTATTAGAAAAACATGGCCGCACGTCCTAGAATCCGCCGCCGAGCAAACTGGCCGGAAAACCTTCATGAGCCGCGTCCCGAATATTATGTCTGGCGAGACCCGATCACGAAGGAGATTCATATCCTTGGTCGCATGCCGCTTGCCCAGGCGATCCATGAGGCCCAGCAGGCAAACTTCGCTATCGCCAAGCTGAAGCCGACGACGACCCTCGCGGAGCGGCTGAACACTCCGAAGGAAACGGTTGCCGATCTGCTGCTCAGGATGCCGGCCGGCAAAGCCAAGCCAGAGACAATCCGGCACCGCAAGTACGTCGATAACGCGATCCGCGAAGAAATTGGGACCGTGAAATGTGCTGACCTGACAACGAAGCATATCGCCGACATGCTGGAAAAGATCGAGGCGCGCGGCAAAATGCAATGGTCGGTCCACGTGCGCAGCCGTATGAAGGTGCTTTGCCGCCGCGGTAAAGCGCTCGGCTGGATGAAAGAGAACCCGGCCACCGATACCGATCGGGCAGAAGTGACAGTCAAGCGCCGCCGCCTGACTTTTGCCGAGTTCCAGCGTATCTACGAAAAAGCGCCTGAAGCCGCGCTGTGGTTGCAGAACGCCATGCTGCTCGCGCTTGTTTCCGGTCAGGACCGGTCAACTGTCGCGCGCTGGGAGCATGGGTTCCAACAGGACGGCCATGCTGTGCTGACGCGCGGCAAGACCGGTGTTCGCATCGCGATCCCGCTTGAACTGCGCATGGACGTTCTGGGTATGTCGCTCGCCGACGTGATCGCGCGCTGTCGCACGACGGGCATTGTCAGCAAGTATCTGATCCACCACATCCGGCCGAACGTCAACGCGCCGAAGGGCTCGGCGATCAAGCTAAAGACAATCACGGCGAAGTTCAAGGAAGCACGCGATCTGGCCGGGATCACTGAAGACGATGCGCCGACCTTCCATGAAATGCGAAGTCTGACGAAGCGGCTTTACATGGAGCAAGGCAACGTCGACACCAAGGCTTTGCTTGGCCATATGACCGATGCGATCGCCGATCTGTACGCCAATTCGCGCGGTCTTGAGCCGATAAAAGTGCGGATAAATGCCGGATAGTTTTGAACAAGTTTTGAACAGTTGTTGAACACCCTATGCTGGGCGTGGCTTTGCGGGCGATGTCCCCTGTCGAAGTGGTAAAGCGCGACGGAAAGGCTCAAACCCAATACCAGCATGGTTTACAGGATGATTTTGCGGTGCTTTTTAGACTGCAAAAACGTCCTGTTGCGTCGTAAACAAATCAAGCACTTACGCAGGGTTTTGAACAGCAGTAAAGCGGGGCAAACGAGCGTTCTAGCGCCCGAGTGCCCCTAATCACCACCAGATCGCACGGAGATCAGGCAATGACTGAATTTAATGATACGCTCCCGGCAAACAAAATCGACCGGGAAAGAATAATGAAGGGATTGATGGCGGCGTTCGCCGGGCTGATCGTGATGGCTTGCAGCGGGTGTGGTGGCGGAGGGGGCGGGTCGCCGGCTGCGGTCCAGACGACGCAGACGCCGCCCAAGGTTGTCACGATCGACGCTGAGGGAGATTCGACGTTCTACGGTACGCAGGTCATCAATGGCGTCGTGAGCCGCACGCCAAACAATCCGCCCGCACTGCTCCAGAAGGATTTCGGCAGCTCCGCCATCGTGACGAATAGCGGCGTTGGAGGCGCAACGATCACGCAGGCCCTGAACGGCATTGCGCCGCGATATTCAGCCCCTCTCGCGTCACGTCTGGCGAGCCTGTCGCCCAAGCTCGTCCTGTCGAATTTCGGCATCAACGATTCGGAAGTTGCCGACGAGACGGCTTACCGGAACAGCCTGAACACGTGGATCGCGACCGTGCGCGGCATGGGCGCGACGCCGGTGCTGGAAGAGCCGAATCCGGTCTGCGATACGACGCATCCGAAGCTGGATACCTTCGTCGGGATTCTGCGCGACGTGGCCGCTCAACAAGGCGTGACGCTGATTGCCCAATACGACTACATCAAGTCGTTGCCGAACTGGCAGGCGCTGCTGACCGATTGCATCCACCCGACCGATGCGCTATATGCGATCAAGGCTCAGCGCGAGTATGACGTGTTGGCACCGATCGTGAAGGCTATGCAGTAGTCAGCGCGGGGTATAATTGAAGCGGGGCACAAGAGCGCGTCAACGCTCAGATGCCCCTAACCACACCTTCATCTTTACAGGAGATGACAGCATGGCTAGGGCGAAGCATATCCTATCGCTTGAAATCCAAGGCGATCTTTTCTACAAGCGGTGCGCCGTATGCAAGGATCTGAAGCCATTTGAGCAATTTTCACTGCTTCGAAACGGATCGTTGAGGGCAAATTGCAAGCCATGCGGATCAAAAGCAGCGCGCCAATATGAAATAGACAATCCAGAAAAGGTGGCAGCCAAGAAAGCCCAGATATATCGCAAAAATATAGAAAAAAATCGCGCATATCACGCAGCACGGTACTGGTCAAACCCAGAGGCAGCACGAGCCGAAGCATCCAAATGGTATTACGACAATCGAGACAAGATCAGAGACAAGATCAATGAGAGAACACGTCTTTGGAAGAAAAATTACAAAGAACTAAAGCCGGAAGAATATAGAAAAAAAGCGGCGGAATATCGTCAGCGCAACAGGGCTAGATCAATTGCATACGTCGCCAAGCGTTATGCCCAGAAAGCAAAAGCCACACCGGATTGGGCGAATCGAAAGAAAGTCGAAGAATTCTATTTTGCTGCCGACCTTCTAGGAATGGTAACCGGCGATTGGTATCACGTCGATCACATCGTACCGTTGCATGGCCCGGTAGCTACTGACGGACCATTCAAGGGGTATAGGATGGTGACTGGCCTGCACTGGGAAGGGAATTTGCGGGTAATACCTCGTGCCGAAAATCAGGAAAAGTCAAACCGCTGGTGGCCTGATATGCCTTAGGTAAGGGAATCGATGACGCGAGATATGGCATGATCGAGCGTATTCGGAAAAGGTAGCGATGGTTTGCCGATGCGTGTTAGCAGCGCAGGATGCTGCCATCCAACAGGCAAGTCTGGCACGATATCGTTGCCCGTTTTATACAGATGGGTCGACACATTGGATAGCAAATTACGGGCACCGAGGTCTGGTGTAATGCGCGCCGGCTCGAATGCGTACACAGCGGCGGGAGGCTTTCCGTCAAGCGCCAGGGATACAGCGCAGCACAAAGCTAAAGAGCCGCCCAAACTGTGTCCCACGAGTGTCACAGACTGATCGCCAATTGCCTGAACGATATCGGTAGCGATGGCTTGATAGGCGGTCCAGAAACCGCGATGAATATTGCCAGCGCCATCAACTTTCACCAAGCCGATATCAAAGTCAGCCAGCCAACTTTCTTCGTCATCGGAACCTCGGAACGCGATGCACAGCCCGGCCGCGGTCTGCCGGATGATAGCGCGCGAGGCGCTATCCGCTTCACCGATATCCGGCTTGGCTGAATAGGCCTCTTGCGCCAGCAGCGCGAAGTCGCGCGCGTTCACCGCTAGCTCGCGGTTGCGGCCGGCGCGGCCGTGGTGATGAGCTGGTCGATGATCGCCTGAACCATCGGGCCGAACGTCGCGAGCCCCAGAAGGATCGCCGGCTGATTGGGGAGAGCCGGAACAGCCTGCACGATCGTGATTGCCGCGGGCAGTAGCGAATCGTGGAACGCCTTCAGGTCGGCGACGTTCAGTTGGCCGCCCGCCTTGCAGATAGCCTCGTTCGCCGGCAGCACGGTCTTGCTGATGATCGCTTGCTGGTTGGCATTCAGCAGCGGCGACTGCGCGATGATTGCGAGATCGCCATTGACGATCGTGCAACCGGTCTGGAATTGCTGTTGGACGGTCGGCAGCGAATTGCAGCCAGCGAGGATGGCGATAGACGCGACAGCGCCTGCCGCGAGAAGCAGCATACGTTTGAACATGACGATTCCTTGGGTTGGTTACTTCGGGGAAACTTCGGGGGACTTGTTGAGACGTGTGCCGATCACATTGCAGATTGCGTGCGCGGCGGTCAGCAGCAGTGCAGCGACAACACCGGGAACGGCGGCCGGCATCGGTTGGTGAAATCCGGTGAGCGCCCAGGAGACGAGCGGCTCGAGCGTGGCAACGGTGATCGTTGCGGCGCCGGTGACGTACGGAGAGGTCTGCTGGTTCATTGCGCGGCCTCCGGTTCCGGTTGAGCTTCCCCCGGCTCGCTCTCCTGCGAGAAGTCGGCGCCCAGGGTGAACAGCGCGCGTTCGGCGTTGCGCCGGCGCAGCAGCCCGGCTAGATGCTTGCCGCCCGACATGTCCCACTTCTCGAATTCGTCGATCGCGCCTTGCACGTCGTTGTCGTTGAACTTGGCGAGCAGTGTCGAGGTCTTGAATGCAGTGATGCCAACGTTGAAGGTGAAATCGACCAGGGCGTCGAACTCGTCTTGAGTGACGCCAGGCTTCACGTACAGATTGACTGCGTTGGCGGCCTCTTTAACGTCATCCTGAAGCCACGCTTCAGCCTCTTCGAGCGTGCACGTCATACCCTCATGCACGCCGGCCGTGTGCCCGTAAGCGATAGTCCATCGATCGTTCGGGAGCGGTTTATAGGCAACCAGTTTCGGACCGCCATCGGCCTCGAAATATTCGGTGAGGTGTAGCCCATCTTTCGAGTACTGCATCATTCCTCCCTCGTGGTGAGTGTTTGCAGGAGACGTTCATCCGTTTCCTTGAGCGTGCGCAGAAGCGCTGCGTGGTCGGCCAGCATGTCGCGCTGGGCCTCGGCGATCGAGAGCAGCGCGGCGAGCATGCTGCCCTGCGAATCGACTGTCTGCCGCTGAAGCTGGGCGGATTCCTCGGCGACCATCATCAGCACCGCACTGGCTGTCGAGGCTTCGATCGAGAGGACAAGGTTTGTCGCGCCGAAGTCCGCATCCGTCCCGAGCAGGAAGTGCAGCGCGAGCGACGTGCCGATGAAGGTGCACAGCAGAATCAGGAAATTGCGCGGCTTCCTGACCGTCATATAGAGGCGCAGAAGGCTAGGCATGGGGATGGAAATACATGAGGATTTCGAACACGGCTTCGAGCGCAACAAGCAGGATCACGATCCATTCGAGAGCTCGGCCGTGCCGCTGATGCTTCGCGCCTTCCAGCGCATCGAGGCGCTCGCCGTGATGGGTGAGCCGGTCGTCGACCAACTCGAAATGCTGGTCAATCAGTTCGTCATCCATGGCTCTTGACGAACAGGGAAATGATCTCAACGAGCATCAGACCGCCGGCAAAGATGGCCGCCCACTTCGCCGGAATGGCGTTGAGCGCGTCCGTCATGCGCTGCCCGAACTTTTCCGAGATGTCGACGCGCAGCCGCATGATGTCGTCCTTCGTCGCGACGGTCGCAATCGCCGTGCGTAACTCGGAGACGGTTTCGTCGAGCTTCGCGAGGTGCTGATCGTGCCGCGCGATATCTTCGTCGTGCGCGCGTACCCGCTCGCGCAATTCCACAATTGCGGTCATGTGCTCATCCATGGTTTCCCCGTTAATTGGAAGGTGTGATTGTGAAATTGTCAGTGAATCCGTTGCGGATGAAATTGGCTGGGACCGGCGAGCCGCCCCATTGATTCGGGATGCTGGGTCCGAGCCAAGTCATGACCAGAGAGGCGCCAGTAGTGTTATTGGTGAGCTTTAAATTGCCCGTCCATTGGGGCACGGTATTGAAGATAATATTTGCGCTCGCGCCAGTACCGCCGCTAAAGGCCGACCCCAACGTTCCGCCGAAAAGAGGAGCGCCACCTAGCTGGATCGCCCCGCTGTTCGCCAAAACACTTCCGTCGAATCTTCCAGTCTTCCCGTAGAAGTCGCTAAAGCTGATAGGAAAACCTGACTTACCGATCAGCAAAAGAAACCACGGATGATTGATCGAAATCGGGAGGGAAAGACCGACCTCGTGCGCCATCTGAGACATGGAGATTGCACCGCTTGCCGGAAGCGTCATTTGGCTGGCTCCAGCAACGAGCGGAGCCTGACAACCTCTTTCGCCAGCTCGACGCACGCAGCGAGCGCGGCCTGACCGTACGCAACGGAGAGAATGCCCTTTTCGCTCTCAATCACGGCCTCGGGCAGCAGCGCTTGCAGGGATTGCGCGCCCACGCCCACATGTCGCTGATCCATGTCGATGCGCGTATAGGTACCGCTCTTTACTGCGGAGAGGCGGTCGACGAAATCGCCCGGCAGATCTTCCCAGCCTTCTTTCAGGCGTTCGTCAGAAGTGCCCGTGATGTTGCCACCGGCGGTGAAGTTGCCGGGGACGGAGAAATTTCCAGAAGTATCGGAGAGCCACCTTGATAAACCCGAGTTCTCGTCGAACAAGCCGAATTGAGTCCCGTCCGTCGAGAGGAAAAAATGCAACGCCCGATTTGAGTTCTGCATCCTGATCTGCGGCTGAGACGTAAGAACCGGTGCGCCCACCACCAGCGAGCCGCCAGCAAGCGACATAACTCCGACCGAAGAACGGAATGGGTTCAGAATGCCGACGTCGACTTCTGACAGGCCGCTGTCGAGCGCCCCCGCATCGAGCGTAAGCGTGACTGTGGTCAGGGACGTAAAGGCCGACGTGATAATCGTCCCGAACGTGACGCCGGCAGTCACAAACACCCGGACGCGGCGCCCAACCGTGAAGATCGAGGTCTGATTACCGACCACGGTGAACTGCGTCCCGCTGACAAACGTCGGCGTCAGGCCGTAATTGAGCCATTCCGGAGCCGCGTACCACATGGCGACATCGGCCATCATCTGCCGCGCGGAATCGTTGACGGTGCTGGGCGGCTGACCTTCGGCCCAATCGATCGCACCGGCAGAAGCATTGTTGGCCGGCGTCGTTGACCATTGAAAGAGCGCCATTTCAATTCACCTTATAATGAAAAACCCGGCACAGGGCCGGGTCGGAGATTTTCATGCACGACGTTTGGGTCGTCGGACTCGTCAAGCTAGGCATCGTGGCTATCGTTTCGCTAATTGCCGGGGTTCTGGAAGCCGCCAAGAAGCCCCTGTACGGCGGCTGGACGCCCATAGTTCAGGAGCCCTTGCATAAGCGGGCCTTGAACCGGTTGCGCCGCCGCGGCAGCACGAGCGTCGAGGTACGGGAGAACCGTGTCAGGGTTCATAAGAAGTCCCGATAGGCGGCTTTGCAGGCGGTTCCCTACCATCTGGCCCAGCTTGTTGCCACCGCCCATGATTCCCAATCCCACCATCGGATGACCGAGCGCCGCGGCGCCGAGCGCGCCGATAGTCTTGCCCGCAGCACCAGCACCGCCAAAGGTCGGACCGTAGAGTTGCCGAGCAAGCCAGCCATTCGCCGCGAGGTTGTACGCGGTATCGCTGCCCGGTGAGCGGATCGAATTCGACACCGTCGCGCGCTGCAAGTCCTGCCCGATACCCTGAAGCTGTCCAAGCGCATTGGCATCGATGCCATACGGCGAATTCTTCATCGCACTCTGAAGCGCCGAGCGGAACGGCATCATCTGGATTTCAGGTGCGCCGCCGGCATTCATCGCGCGCGTGCCGAGTCCGTTGGCGATCGATTGTCCTGCTTCCATCGTGTTGACCGGAACGCTCATCTGCGCGTAAGTCTGCGCTGCCTGCTTCACCTCGGGGATATAAGCCGAAGTCCAGCTCTTCAGGTAGCTTTGTGCGTCGGTGAGTGCCCGCGCCTGCTGATCATTGCCCGCACGCTTTGCAACGCCGATCATGTCGCCTAGAGCGCGCCCGGTGTAATCGAGTGCCTGTCCACTGATACCGCGGTCAGTCGGCGTCGGCCACTTAAGTTGAATGCCTTCATTCTGCGCGAGCAGATCGGCCTGTTGCATGGCCTGCTGGACGGCGGGCCGCTGCGCAAAATTGATGAATCCCTTCCCGACGTTGGTCGTTTTGGAATTCGCCGTGGCATACAAGGGAGCTACTGCGGCGTCTCGCGCGGCCTGCGCAGCCTGCAATGCAGCCGGATCTTGCGCGACACCCATCAACGCACCCCAGCGAGCATCGTTGTTGTCGATCGCCCGCTGCGTCGATGCGGTCTTGAATGCCGGGATGTTGCCGGCTGCCTTCTCGGTCTGCACCATGACCGGCGTCTGCGCAGCCTGAGCAGTCGTCGGGATCGAGCCCGGAACAAACTGCGGTGCGCTTCGGATATTCGACGCCGCCGCCGCCGCTTCAGCCGGGTCCATTGCGCCAGCCAAGCCTTGACCGACGAAGCGACCTGGCTGAACAACGGGCTGCACAGCGTTCCAGAGCCCGCGGCCCGCTGCGTTGGCACCCGCTGCCACGAGTGGCACGGCGCCGCCCAGAAGACCGCCTACGCCAGTCTGTTCGGCTTTCTGCGTCCAGAAGTTGTCACCCGGGTTTTGCACCGGCATTGCCGCCGCGCCCGCCGCGCCCTGAAGCGCACCGACTCCCGCACGGCCAGCCATCCCCAAGCCAGCGAATTCAGGTCCGAGCGCCATGGCCGGCGCGGTGCCGACCATGTTTCCTGCGATCTGGCCGGCACCCGTTGCGATCGGATGGGCGGCCTCGTATGGGGCGGCGCCCTGTTGCGCAGCATTCAAACCATAGTTCGCGTCGCTTGTGAGGTAGTTGCCAATCTTGTTCAACCCGATCGCGCTCGCGCCCTTCCCGGCCAGTTGCTCGATACCAGATGCCACATTGCCGAGCCCCTTGCCGAATCCGACGAGCGCCGACGACATAACGCCAGGTTGCCCGGCAGCGGTTTGAGGTGCCGCGGCTCCCGTGCCGCCCGCTGCCGGCGCCGGGACTGGCGGAGCGCCGAGATACGCATCGAAGCCCTGCTGTGGAGCCGCGACCGGCGCACTCATGTAGTCGTCGAACGCGCTCATTTCAGTGCCCCCGCATTAAAGAGCGTCTTGAATGCTGGCAGAAGTGCTGGATTTGCCTTGGCCGCCGCCTGTACCGCAGCTTGCTGTTGCGGCCCGCTCATTTGCATGATCGGCGCAATCGACGGCATCATTTCCGGTTTGATAGTGGTATCGAACTGATTGGCAAGTCCGGTATATGACTTGGAATCTCCCGCCTGAAACAATGGCGTCATCACGTTGGCCCGCAGAGCCTGCATCGTCACCTGATTTCTGGCCTGATTGATACCGTCGATCTTCGCCTGATCCGGCTTTCCGAATTCAGGAATCATGCGGTCGAGATTGGCCCGCGCAGAGTCCGTATTGTGATCACCCATCGCTGCCCCGCCGGCATTGATCAGGAACGCGCGAGTCTTGTCGTACTCGGCAGCAGCCGGAGAGGCGTACGTCGCCGCATCGGTACTCATCAGCTTGCCTGTCAGACCGCCGTTTGCCGCCCACCCTTGCCATCCTCCCGTCTTGGCAAGATCAAGCAGATGATCGTATGCCTGCAATACGGTTGGCGCGTTCTGGCGAACCCCTTGCATAGTCTGGTAGTCGTCAGCCATCACCTTGGCGGAGGCCGCTTGTGCCTCGTTGGAAAGTGCCGTCGAGCCCTGCGGCGGCTGAGAAGCCATAGGGCCACCACGTGCTGCCGGCGGCTGACTCGGTGCGCCACCTGCAGCATTGCGCCATCCTGGCGTTTCGGTGTCGAACAACGCAGGCAGAATGCGCGCGCGCGTGGTCGGGTCGGAGAGGTTGATCGGGTCATTCACGCCGACGCCGCTTGCTGCGGCCATGGCGGCTGCTTTCTGCGACGGATTGTTGTTTCCGTCGCCTGTTGGTGCCCAACGATTGGCGATACCGGCGATCGTATTGATGCCGTGTTTCGCGCCGTAGGCGGCCAGCGTCTGGTCGGCAGCGTTGATGCCAGCTTGCGGCGTGTCGTAGGTGGCGAACTGCCCGTTCGCGCCTTTGATGTTGCCGAAGTTGTTGTTGCGGATGCCAACCGGAACCGCGCCCTGATCACCGTTTGCGGCGCCAGCGACGTTCGCGACGCTCTGCTGAACGAAGCCGCCTTGCCCACCGTTCGCCGTCGGGTCCCATACCTGTTGAAGCTGGTACTGAGCCTTCCCGCCTGCCTGCGCAGCGGCCATGCCACCGGCAATACTGGACGCCCCTCCCACGCCGATCTGAAAAGGCTGACCGGACTGGTCGCGGATCAATGACCCATCCGGATTCGTCGCCCACATGCCGCCCGCTTGCGGCGCGGGAAGCGTGTAGCGCATTGAACCATCCGGCATCGCGAGAGCGCCGCCAGGTGCCGCGCGCACCGGCGCGATGTAACCCTCTTTGGTCACTTGGCCTTGAATTGCCTTTTGATACTCTGGCGTGCCATAACCGTATGCCGCCGCTGCGTTCTTTTGGATGTCGGTCGGCATCTGGCGAGCAAGTTCGGGATCGTACTGCGCCGCCATTTCCATCATCTTTGTTCCGGCCGGATTCCCTAACGCCGCCGCGCGCGCGCCAGCAATCATCACTTCCTGTGGCGTATGACCACCAAACATCGCCGCGAACGGATCGGTCGCAGCAGGTGCCGCAGCAACTTGGGGTTGCGTGCCTTGGGGTTGAGGTTGCATCAATCCGCCCATTCCAGCCGACAACCCTGACATCGGCCCAACATTAGCGGCGCCAGAAACTGGCGCGCCTTGCGCCATCGCCGGATTGGGTTGTTGCGGCTGCTGTGGTTGGGCCGGTGCGCCCTGACCTCCAGAAGGAGGACCGAACGGGTTCATCATTGCTTGCATCTTCGCCATCTGCATCTGCATCTGCAAAGCATTGCCCGCGTTCTGTTGCATACCGCCGAGGCCCGCGCCCATCGCCTGCCCCATCGACACAGGAATGCGCGACGGGCCGGATGCCGACAGAAGCCCCTGAGAAGCGCCGAGCAGCCCCGCAATCTGCGGATTGGCATACATGCCCATCAGGCCGCCGCTCGGATCGCCCGAACCATCAAAGAGTCCCATATGCACTCCCGAATCCGAAGGGGTTATTCATTGGCGGCGCTCCGTTGAAATTCGCGTACGACATCGACGGACCGATCGGACCGGACGGGCCGCGTGGATTGCCGAAACGAGCCGGCTGTGCAGGAACCTGCATTTGCGTGCGCTGACCGGGTTGCTGTTGCTGCTGGCTCATCTGAAGCAGGCGATTGCCTTGGTTGATCATCTGGCCGGAGGGGATACTGATGCCGCCCATCGATGCGCCACCCATCGGAGCGCCGCCGGCAGTCGCGCCACTAATGCCGCCGCCGAGCGCGCCGCTCGCGGTGCCGCTCATGCCGGCACCGGGTAACAGGCCGCTTCCCAAGCCGGTAGGCATGCTGCCCAATGCGCCGCCGAGATCACCCGCCATCGCCGCGCCGAGACCGCTGCCGCCAGCAGATACCGCGCCGGTCAGGCCCGCGTCGCCGACTGCACCAGCACCGCCCATCAGGCCAGTCAAACCGCCCGCGCCCGCGCCGGAACTGAACAGGCCGGCCGTGCCGCTGCCAACGATAGGAGTCGCCGCAGCGCCGCCCCATCCGGCCGCCGTACCCATACCTGCGCCGCCGAGGCCGCTACCTACGCCCGCTCCGGTCGTGCCCATTGCGCCCGCAGCACCCGCGCCGGCCCCTGCGCCAGATCCAACGCCACCCATAGCAGCCCCAAGACCGGGAGCAGCAAAGCCGCCTGCGATCGCCGGAGCAACCTTGTCAGCCACGGAGTTGATGCCGTTGAACGTGTTCAGTGCCCCGGCATCGCCCGGATTGCGGTTGTACATGTCCTGCCAGGCGCTCGACGTGAAGTTGCCTGTCGGGCTGAGCAGTGCGCCGCCTGGTTTGTTGTTGAGCAGGCCGCCAAAGAACGGGTCGTAGCCGGGAACGCCAAACGCTGCGCCGGCCGCCTGCAACGGATGACTTGTGATCTCTCCAATGCTGTCTTTCGCGAAGTCGAAGACGTTACCGAGCAAGGACATGTGCGCCTCCGATAGCGTCGTAATTCACCGCATCGAAGCCGCTCGTTTCCCTGTGGACGGCATGCGGTGCGATCTGACGAACATCGTCGGCCATGACACCAAACCGGCGCGTGTGCGACGCGTCCCACAGATAGCGATACCGGTACACCGGCAAACCGTTCTCGAGTTTTTCGCCGGTCGGCTCGATGTCCACCTTCAGGCGTCGATCCGAGTACGCACCCGCGATCCCGCCGGCCAGTGCGCCGAGGCCGCTGCCATAGTTGGAACCGCTGCTGAGCATGCTGCCGAGCGCGGCGCCACCCATCGCGCCACCCATCGCGCCGGCCATCTGGTTCGTGTAGTAAGGCGTCGTGGTCGACGTGTTGCCGCCGTACTGGCCTTGAATCAGGTTCGAGTAGTTGTTCAGCAACTGCCACGGCGCATTGATCTGCGACTGGTTGAGCGCCTGCTGATTGCCGCCCATGTTGTACAGGTTGCTGATCGCGCCGTTGACCGAGTTGACGACGTTCGGCGCATTCGCTGAGCCCGCGAGTTGCTGCTGGGTCGCCGTGTTGTAGTTGCCCGAAAGACCCTGCGCACCGGCGAGCATGTTCCCCATATTCGTCTGGTACATGCTATTGAGCATGCTCGAATCGGTGTTACCGAGCTGCGTCGCAAGATCCTGCTGGTTCTGGCTCTGCGCGTTCATCATCGCGCCTGAACCGTACCGGCCCGAGCCTTCCATCTGGCTCGTCGTCTGAGGCGCCGTCGCGGTCTGATACGCGCGCGTGATTGCGTCATTCGCAGCGTTCACCGCACCGGTCTGGTACGGGTTGTTCATCATCGAACCGTTGGCGAACTGGCTGAATGCCGCGTTGCCCGGATTCGAATTCAGATACTGCCCGTTGAGCAGGTTCGTCGTGTAGTTGCCGGCGGCGTTATTGACCGTGGGCGCGAAGTTCGTATTCGTGCCGTTCGCAACATTCTGCGTGTCGGTCATCGCCTGCTGCTGTTGAGGCGTGAAGCCAGCGACCGACGAGGACGGATCTTTATTGAAGTTGTCGTAGGCTCCGGCGGCCTGGCTGAACACGTTGGTCAGATACGCCTGCTGACCGAGCCACGGATTCGTGACGGTGTTGCTGGTGGTGCTTCCGCCGCCCCCACCGCTGCCATTGGCAGGGTTCGGCGGCAGCCCCAGCCGCATCAGATGCAACTGCTGTGGATTGCGGATCATATGGCACGCTCAAGATAAACATGGGTTTTGTCGTAGCCGCGCGGGCGCAGAAAGCGCTCCCATCCCGGCCTTGCCTGAAACTCCATCGCGTGACATCCATTCGCCTTTGCCCATGCTTCGATTGTCTCGATGCATGGCTTCGCCCACTCGTCCATGTTGTTTCCAGTGACGATCCGAAGCGTGCAAACGCGCTGTTTCGGGTAGTTCGCGAGACGGGTGATGCCGACAGCGAATGCCGTTGGCGTTTTCCATATCCAGAGCTGGTCTTCACCCGTCAAAAGACCCGCTCTAATGTCTTCGGCATCCCACTTGCCGCGCGTCGTCTCTGCGGCTTCCTCGATCCATGGACGTACCTCTTCCCACACCGCGTTTATGTCGGTGCGTTGAATTCCGTAGAGCATGGGATCTAGCCGATCAGGAGGACGTTGAAGGTCTGGTCAACTGCGGCCGCGCTTGCGTGCGTGAGCGTCGCCTGACCGTTTTTCTGTGCCGATACATGCAGACCTGAGATAGTCGCTGTCACGGCGTTCTGCGTCAGTGGAGAAAAGAAAATGCCGGTCGTCGCGCCGATCCGCGCGTCAATCAACGTTGTCGTGGTCGAACTCGGGGTAAGCGTTACCTGCGCCACCGCGTTCATCTTTCCTTGCCGCGTCCCGTTCACGCCTTGCGCGAGCTGCCGACGATGCTCAACCTCGTTCGGCATCGTTTCCGGCACAAGCGGATAGCCCTTGACGACGGCACTCATCGCGCCCCCGAGACCTGAAGCGCCTGATCAGGGACTTCGATCCCCTGAAGGTGCGTGAAATTTCCGGTTGTCTGGATACGTGCGCGCAGATAGCGGCCGTCGGCACGCACCGGACAATCGCCGTTGTCGCTCAATGAGCTGGCCGGCGTGAAGATGGGCGTATCAACGAGGCGATTACGCAAGCCGATCTGCACCGAAGGCGATCCGCCGTCGACGAGCGGCCGCGTGCTCGACAGGAACGCGCGGCTGCCTGAACTGGCGAAGGGTTCGACCTCGACGGTGTCGGCCGTCGCATCAGCAGGCGAGCCGGTGAAGTAAGCCAGCTTGTGATCCGGCGTGAACGCGCCCATCAGCACCTGGCCGCCGGTCCATACGCGCGAGTCGAGCGAAAATGGCAGCGTGTCGAGCGTGAATCCCGTGCTGTCGAGAGAGTCGAGCGAAAAGCCCTGCGTGATCGCGCGGAAGATGTAATCGGCGTTGACCTGCGCGAAGCCCCACTTGTTGAGCGCCCAGTTGAAGACGATCAGCGAGTCAGGAATGCCGCCCGGCGACGAGTTCGACGGATAGAGCCACATCACCAGGCGATTGACCGGATCGACCGCGCCGATCACGTTTTGCAGGAACGACGTGTTCACGTTCGCCCAGAAGGTCTTGTCCACGCGATCCACACCGATCGGCGTCGAGGTCGAGCCGTCGAACGAATAGAAGCCGTCTTCGCCAAGGTAATAGACCAGCGCGCCAAGTTGCGCGAGGCTCTTGGGTGCGGGAGTTCCGCGCACACCTTCGCACGGGTAGAAACCGAAGATCGTCGGCGAGCCCTGAAACACCACGCGCCAGATCGCGCGCTCGAAGAAGATCGCGCCATCGGCAGTGCCGAGGTTGCCCACCATACCCATGATCCACCCCTGATCGCCAGGGATGACCTGAGAACCGGCGAGCAATTGCGCCTCGGTCACGCTGCCGGCCGCCGGCCATGTCGTCGGATCGTCGATCGCGCACCACTGCACGCGTTGCGGCTGCGCGCCGTTGGGGCCGTCGAATGTGTTGCCCACCATGACCCAATCTCGGATCGTCATGATGTAGCGGGCCTGCGGCGGCGTTCCTGCCAGATCGGCAAATAGCGTGCTGGAATTGAGCACGTAGGACTGAAGGTTCTCGCCCTGAGCCGCGGCGATCACACGCTGTCCGTACTGCGTGAAGTTCCAGCGCTCACCGATCGGCAGCGTGTAGCCGCCCGCTTTGCTGACGACTGAGAATGCCGTGTTGCCGGGCGCGAGCAGGGATAGATCTGTCGCGGTACCGGCGAACAGGTAATTGTTCGCGCCGGTATCGATCGCCATCAGTGCACCGAGACATTGCGACGCGAGACCGTTGGAACTGAAGTTCGAGAGCGTGCCGACCGGTCCCCACGATTCTTTCGTGCGCGGGAACAGGTTGACGATGTTGGCAGATGCGCCAGCCTGATTGTTCGGCGGCAGGTCCGGCGCATAGTCCGCGATAGGGAGCATCATTATCCGGCCACCATTGCGAATGCCGAGCCGGATTGCTCCTCGGCGCGGTCAGCCATCAGGTAATCCGCCATTTCTGACGTGTATTCGGCGTCCCACAACTGCTGGGCTGTGCCGTCCTTCAGGAATCGCGCCACGGCCGCATTGCAGGCTGCCAGCAGGATCGTCGGGATGACGTTGGTCATCCACGTGACGCTGTTCACTGAGGTCAGTTGCGGGGACCTCTGCCAGTAGATGCCGCTGATCGAATAGCCGCCGTCCGGGAACGGGCCGAAAACGAAGTTCGCCCCATCGCGCGCGATGTAGGCGGGCACACCAGCGGGATTTCGGTTCGGGTACTGCGTGTAGATGAACTCGGCGTTGCGCCGCTGCAATTCGAACGTGCAGCCGCTGATCGAGACGAGGGCATATTTGATGCCGAGATAGCCGGTCGGGAGCGCCACGACGCCATTGTTGATGGTCGCGGTGAGGATCGTCTCGATGTCACGCACGCCCTTGCCCTGATTCATCGCGAAGATATCGCGGTAGATCTTGGCCTCGGCCTTCTGGATGAAGTAGTCGACAAAACCACCCACATCGGAACGCGCGTACCAGTCCTGAATCGCCTGCTTCAGCGAGTTGTAGTCGAAGACGCCCGCGACCCCTGTCGGCGTACCGTTTCCTACTGCCGGGACGAAGATGGTCATGTCAGGGAATCCGGACGATGGACAGGTAGTTGAACTGCGCGGAGCCGTCGAGCGTGACTGCGCCGCCGGTGTTCTGGTTGCCCTGCACAACTAGCGTCTGCCCCGCGGTCAGATTGACCAGCGCTGATATCTGCGGCGTCATTTCTGTGGACGTTGCCGTCTGTCGCGTATAAGGGCCCACCGCTACAGTCACGCCATTCGCCACGATGCTGATCTGTCCGCGCGTATTAACGGCGCCAGTATTTGCCGAGAACGCAAGCTGCGCTGTAACGAAATAGAACCCTGTCGCCGGAGCGGTGAAAACGCCCGTCGACGCATTGAAATTCGCGTTCACCCGATCAAACACTTTCGTCCAGGTGGTGACATTGGCCGGCGTGCCGCTCGTGAACGACTGCGCATTCGTTGTCTGGTAAAACAGCGCATCGTTTCCGCTCGCGCCGAGCGTAGTGAACGCACCCGTACTCGCCGAGGTCGCACCGATGGTCGTGGCGTTGATCGTGCCACCGCCGATCGTGGCCGATGGCGTGCTGATCGATGAGAATGCCCCGGTGCTTGTCGAGGTCGAGCCGATGGGGCCCGGTGCTGCAAAGGTGGCGCCCCCGAGCGTCAGGGCGTTGATGGTGGCGTTGCAGTTGAATCCCGAGCCGCCGGTATAGGTCAAGGCAGACGACGTGCCTGCACAGTTCGGCACAGAGACAGCGGTCGGCGAAGCGGACGAGCCCGTCGCATTCGCAACGACCGTGTTGGCCGCCTGCGCCGCGAGGCTCGCGAGCGTGACCTTGCCCGAGGCCGTGAATGTGCCGTTGACTGTGAGGTTGTTGAACGTCGGCGACGGAAAGCTCTGGCCGAACGCCAGCAGCGGCAGCAGCAGCGCCGCGATCAGGATTTTTTTCAACATGTCACGATACCGAAATGGTGCCCCCGTTGTTCCAGAGCTGGCCGGAACTGCCGGGGAGGCTGGTGGGGAGATCGGCCGGCAGCGGATCGACCAGAAGAATGTCGTTCAGCGTCGTCGTCTGGATATTCGTGCCGCTGATCACAAGCTGATACCGGCCATCGGCGGCATAGAACGAGAACGCGCCGTTCGTGTCGGTCGTCAGCGGATTGGGCGACACCGTCACGCCGTTGTCCGAAAAGATCGTGGCCGCAGTGCCAGCGGGAAAGGTGTTGACCTGAACTGATGCATTCGCCACCGGCGCACCGGCGGTCCCGGCAGCCGCATTCGTGGCCGCCACGCTGTTGACGTACTTTTGCATGGTCAGATCTGCCGGTTGGTGGTGCGGAACGCCGAGTATTCCGGGCCCTTCAGGATCTTCGAGACCATCGGCCAGTGTTCCGGGTCCATATAGTCCCACCCGTACTTGATCTTGATGTCGAGCATCACCGACATGGGCACACGCATGACGTGCTTGAACTCGCCCATCTTCTCGAACTCGCCCTCCTGCGCGCGCTTCGCATGTGTGTAATCGAGCAGCGATTCCACGTCCTCGGAATAGGCAACGTGAATCTTGCTGTCTTCTTCGTGGTAGGTCGTTTTCATGGCGGCGAACTAGAAAGTTTGTTCACTGATATTCAGGAAGCCGGTGCTCGAACCGTCCTGAATCACGGCGATCTTTTCGCCCGGTGCGACCTTCACCAACCACGCCGGATCGGTTGCCTTGATGAGCATGTCCGTCCCGGTAGCGACCGGCGCCATCCCGATGTTGACGTGACAGTTGCCGCCGATAGCAGAGATGCGAAGCATGTAGCTCTGCGGGCCGAAGGCAGCAGACGCAACGGAAGTAGCGCCAATCGCGATGTTTTGCCCTGCAATCCCGACCTGCGGACGCATGGGAGAGAGCGGAACCCAATTCGCCATTTCGAATCTCCAAAAAAATGGGCGACCCGAAGGCCGCCCCAAAGTCGCTGCGGAGGAGATCAGTTAAGGCTCAACCGGTGGTGTCCGTAACTAGGCCATGCGCCTTCTCATTGCTCATTTCCAGCGTGTAGTCGACAAGCAGCATCTTCTTGTCGCTGTCGCCGGTCTTCGCGAGCGGCGTGGTCTGGAACGGGCGCAGATACGCGACGCGAATGTAGTTCGGGTTGAGGAAGTAGCAGTCCTTCGACTGCGCGAGGAAGATGTCCGGGATGATCTTCACGTCGCCGAAGTCCGACTGGTAGACGTCGACCGCGGTCTTCAGCGTCTTGTCTTCCACTTCGATAAAGCGCGTACCGGGACCAGCGAAGCCCGAGATGATCTGCTTGTTGACCGGCGAGACCACCGCGTATTCCGGCGATTCGCCCGACGCCGAGTAGATCTTCTGCAACACGGACTTGACCATCGTTTCGGTCAGCGCTGCCGTGACGCTGTTGTAGACGCGCACTTGCGAGCCGTCCGTCCAGCCGTTGGCAGCCAAGCCCGGATTCGCGCCGGACGGCGTGCCGCCCGTCTGGAACACCGTGTTGGTTGCCAGCCACGTGGGCAGACCGCCCATCTTTGCCGCGACGGACGAACTACCGGCCGCCTTCGCCTGGTTCTGGCTCAGAATGCCCTCGATGTCGCGCTTCAGTTCCTTCGACTTCTTCATGAGCTGGTAGCCCATCTTGTTCGTGCCCCCCGCAGCGACAACAGCCTGCGATTTGCCCGACAGCTGGACGACCTTGTTCGACGTTTGCACGTAGTTGCCCATGCGAGCCGTCGGCGCGAGAACCTGTGCGCTCGGGTCATCACCTTCGACCTGAGCGTTGGCCAGGTTCTGAGCCGCGAGCGAGTCGGTATCCCACTCGTGGTTGCTCTGCGCTGCCTTGTTCTTCTTCGTCATGTTCAGGATCGGCGTCTTGAACGGATCGACGTTGAAGATGAGATTCGAGAGGTCTTCCCGAATGTTGGTTTGGGTGTACGTCTGGTAAGTATTCGACGGTACGGACATTTCTAGCTCCTGTTTACTGGTTCGCGAAGAACTCGAACGCGTCTGCTTGCGCGTCCTGATCGCGGGGATTTCGTCCTAGGCGATCCATCACTTGCTGACGTTTCGCCACGTTGGGGTTGCTATCCACCCGAGATCCCGGTTTCGCCGCAATGGGCGCTTGCCGAACCTGCTTCAGAGCTTGGGGAGTGGCCGCTTGGAGTGCCCGATATCGCGCCGCGTCATCCAGCACTAGCATGATGCGGTGGTCGAATATCTGGTTAAGCTCGGCGTCCTGAAACCCCACACTGCGGGCGTACTGCGACATCTGATCTCTTGCTTTCGAAAAGGCTTGCGGATCGCGCCATTCGCTGCGCGCATTCATCAACTTCTCGCTTTCCTGCGCGATCGCCTGGCGCTGCGTCTGTTCCTGCTGCTGCGCTTCCTGCGCGCGGGCCTGATCGACCTGTTGCAAGAATCCTTGAATCTGCTGCTGGCGCTGGCCGAACTCGGTCTGCAATGCAGCGAATTCCGCCGGGTTGTTCGCGCGCAAACCGTTCCAGTCGATCTTCTGGTAATCGTGGTTCAGCATGTTCAGGGCGAGATTGCCCATCGCCTGATGCTGATGCAGCGCCTGCTGCGTGGCCTGCTGCCACTGCTGACGGGCCTGTTCGTGCGCGGCGCGCTGATTGCTCAGCTCAATCGACTTGTTGTTGACGTGGCCTTCGAGCTGATACGACTTGAGCACGTCGGCGAGCGGCACCTGCATTTCCTTGCCGTCGATCTTGGCCGTGACGTGCAGGCCCATGACCGACTCCGGGTCGATCTTGTGCGCAGCGAGCATTTCGTTGAGCGATGCGTATGCCGGCGTTTCGGCGTCCTGTTGCTGACCTTCCGGCGCCGCGTCCGTCTGCTTGCCCTGATCGGCGCCAGCATCGTCCTGTGCGGCCGCCTGATCGGCCATAGCGGCATGGTCGTCGCCTGCCGACGATCCTGCGTCATCGCGCGGCCGCTCGGCGGCTTCGGATGCATCCCAGAAGTTCTGGAACGCTGCTTCCTGCCCGCCGGCCGCGCCCACGTCCTGGGTAGTGGCTTGTACGTCGCTCATTTGCTGGCCTCAAAAAGAAAAGGGCCCACCGAAGTGAGCCCTGTTGGGAATTTGGCCTCGTTTCGTGAGGCGACCGGCTGGCGACTCGAAGTCGTTAGCACCAGCGGGTGAGACTGTACTTTCGCGGCTGCGATTTCCCCCACCCACGCGAAATGACCCGCACCATTTCGTATGGGTGCGTCGTTCAAGGCTCGACGCTTCCTCTTCGTCCGGTCTCTGCTCCCGGCATGTCCTAGCCGAACAACTTGAAGCGCGCGCGGCGCTCCTCTTCCTGCGTGATCGTGAACTGCGCGATCTCGCCCGTCTGCTTGATCTGCTCAAGGTACTTTTCGAGCGCATCCCAGCATTGCAGCGTGAGAATCAGCCGCGAGTGCATTTCCTGATTCGCCATCGGCACGGCGCGCATCTGGCGCTCGATGCCTTCCAGCACGTGCTTGCGCGCGGCGAGGAATACCGATGAGTCGAGCACGCTGGCAGCGTCGCCGCCGCGTTTGATTTCGTCGTCAGACGCCACGTTGAACCTCGCTCATGTCCTGATTGATCATCTGCCCGGCGTCGGCCGTGGCGTTCTGCTTCAACTGACTCGCGACGATCTGGCCAATGACCTTGACCAGCGTCTGCCATTCGGCGGATTCCATCTGCGCGACCTGAACATCGCGATCGGCGCCGCCCTGATGCGCCGAATGCATGATCTCGGCCTGAGCTTTGAGTTGCGCTGAGCGCTCGCCGGCCTGCGCCTGCGCGAGTTGGCCTTGGAGACGCATGTTGTCGCTCGCCTGCTTGCTCTGCGTCTGTTGGGCGGTGGTTTGCGCATCCATCTGCGCACGCTGCATGGCGCCCTGTTCCTTGATCTGCGCAACCTGTACAGCCGGGTTCGGCTGCGGCTTGTGCTGCGCCTGCTGTTGCTGATATTCCGGCGAATCCGGGTCCATCGCGAACTCGGTCGGATTCTCGAAGCCCAGCAGGTGCGACATCTTGCGGAACGTGTTGTAAGCCTGCTTCGGGCCGACCAGACCGAACTGCGCGAGTTGGCCCTGTGCCTGACCAAGCAGCATCACGTTCTGGCGCGCTTCCTCACGGTTGCCCGAGCCCAAGCCAACGTTCGGCACGACCTCAGTGCGCTCGCTCCAGTCAGCCGGATTGGCGTTGATCCAGCGCTTGTCCGTCAAGCGGAACGTCAGCTCCTCGTCCTGATGACGGCGCAACAGGCCATGGATCTTCAGGAAGATGTCCTTGACGCCTTCAGCCATGAGCCGCGCGACGAGTTCGACCTTCTTGCCGGCGGCCGACATCGCAGCCAGTTGGCCGCCCTTCGTCACGTCCTGCAATGCATCGGCGTCAACGCCCATCGTGTCCTTGCCGATGCCAGTGCGCATCTCGCGCTGCAGATCGCAGTATTCGAGCGCCGGCAGGATCTGCTGCATCAGGTTCGACGGCATGTCGAGCGGCATGATGCTGTTGCCCGGTGCGCCCGTCGTGCGGATGATCCCGCCGGGCCGCGACGTGAGCAGATCGCCCATGTTCACGTTTTGCCAGTCCACTGCGAGCCGCTGATTGTTCGAGATGTAGATGTTGTCGAGCGCCTGGCGGAACAGCGTCGTCTTGATCACCTGAAGGTCGTACAGCAGATCGTAATAGCTGATGCCAACGTGCCGGTGCGGCATGCGGATCGGCGAGCAGTACGAATAGCTGACTTCCTCGCACTCGTCGTTGTCGAGGATCTTTTCGCCGCCCACCATCACGCGGCGCAACTCGGCGATGCCGTCGCCGTCGAAGTCGACGCGAATGAACACGGTGCGCAGCGAGACAAGCTGGCTGGCCGGATCGGTCGGGTTTTCCTCGCTCAACTGGTCGGTGACTTCATTGCGCGCCAGTTCGATCAGTTCGAGCCAGTCGGGCTGGGCGATCTCGATTCCGTTGACGATATCGGCGTCGAAGCCCATCTCGATCAGTTCCGAGCGCGACTTCTTGCACTCGTGCTCGGTGAACGGTGACTCGTCGAAGCCGTGGCGGGCCTGCGGCGACACGCGCATTTCCTCGGGCGGCACGCACTCGACCTTGACCTGTCCGACCTTCTTCGTGCGGCGCAGCTTGATGTCGAAGCTCGTCATCTGCTGCTGACCCATCGGGCCATCGATCAGCTTCTCTTCTTCCGTCTGCTCCAGGATCTCGATCTCGTCGTCGGTCTGGAGCAACATCGCCAACTCGATCTCGTTCAGCCCGGTGTAGCTCTCGACGACAGTCTTGCGCTTCTTCAGCCAGTAGCTATTGACGTAGCCGTTGCGCAGCAGCAGCGCGTCCTTCAGGAAGTCGTGGAGGATGATGAAGCCGGGATTCTGGCGCATGAACACCCAGTTCACGACCTCGGTCTCGATCTCGGCCTGATCTTCATCGCCCGGCGACTCCGGATCGAACTGAACCGGTTTGCCAGAGCCGACGAACATCGCCATCAGCGTCGGCATGATCCACTCGACCGTATCGCGCAGCTCAGGCAGCACGATCTGTGATCGGTCCTCGATTTCGTTGCCGATCGGCCGCGCGAAATAGGCGTTCAGCGCGTTGTAGCGATCGATCTCGAGCGTGGTCATCGTCTGGCCAGCAGGCTTGATGCTGCCGCCGACAGACGGACCGGCAGAGACGCTTGAGCCCAACGCGCTCTTTTCGTAGCTGCCGATCAGCGCCAGAAGCTCGGCGTCGGACATCTGCTTTTTGTCAGCCATGGGCTTTCAGTCCAAATGTGGCGATTAGCCATTGACGATTCGCGACCGCATCGAACGGAGGCTTCCATCCGGCCAAGTCCTGAATCGTTCGGTACATAGGCTCTGGGACGATGGCCCATTTATTCGGGTCGTTCACTTGCGCCCAATAAACGAGTTGCTCAGCCATTCGCGGCATCCTTGGGCTTGGGTCCGGGTTTGCGGGCAGCCATGAGGTCAATCAGTGTCGCGACGCGTTCTTCCAGCGCATTGATACGCTGAGCCAGAAGATCAATGGCCATCAGCGCAGTGTCGCCGCGCTCAGCAGCGGCCAAGCGACTCTCAAGTTCGGCCACTCTCGCTTCCAGTGCAATGCTCATTAGACGATTCCCAGTTTCGGATAGTTCAGCGGCTTCATTTCCTGCGGCTCTTTCCAGATCACGCAGCCAAGACCGAACGCATCGCTTCCGTGGCTCGACCAGTCATGTTCAGGTCCAAGGCCAATGCCGCGCTCCTGGTCACGCTTCTCGTGATACCAGCCCAGCGCCGCGCGTCCTGCCTCGGTGGTGGCTTCGTGGAACCGCACCTGCGGGAACAGCACACGCGCCCGCTCAATGCGCGCCATCGCTGCGCCTTTGCCCTGATTCGGCACGACCGTGACTGAATAGCCGGCCTTCTTCAGCGCCGACTCATACGACACGTCGTACACGCGGTCATTAGTCTCGCCGTCGTGCGGCAGCCAGAACTGCGCACGGTCGGGCGTATAACCTTGCGTCCTGCACCAAGCCAGATGCGCGTCGATCGGCTGACCAACGGCTTCGTAGTAGTTCACAATGCGGATTTCACGACCGATGAACTGCATCGCCCAGATGGCAAACGCATCAGCCCGCGCACCGGTGCCGCCGATGTCGCAGATCAGGCGGATCGTCATCAGCGGATCGGCAGGGAAGAAACCGATGCGGCCTTCGTCCTTTGCTGCGATCAGGTGACGGGCAAAGTACGCGCCATCGATCAATGACACGTAGCCGCCTTCCCAGATGTGGTCGTATTGCTCGGGCTGCATGCGCAGGCAGTCTTGCCGCTCCTGCTCTAGCTCAGCCGTGAACCATGGGTTGTCACGCCAGTTCGCGCGCACCACCACGGCGCCAGTCGGCTTCTCAGCGCCACGCATCATCACGTCGACCGGATCGGTCTTGCGTCGCGCGTTCCAGCTGAACCACAGTTCCGAGCCGGCCGAACGGATCGTCGGGCGAAGAAGGTTCAGCGAATTAGCCGTGGCTGTCTGAGCCTCTTCCCACCACGCCCGCTTGAAGCCCTCAAGCGACTTCACGCTTTCCGACGTGTAGTCGTTCATGCCCTTGAAGATCATCAGGCCGTCGCGCGGCGTCTGGATCACGTCGCGGAACACCTTGAAGCCGTGCGCTTCGCCGATCCCCAGACGCATCAGCTTCGTTTCGATCAGCAGCTTGGACGACTGCGCCAGATCCTTCTGCATCTCGCGGATGCATACTGAGCGCATACCTTCGCCTGACTCGCCCGGCTCAGCCAGGCAGTCTTCGATCAGCTTCTCAGCGAAGAAGTGCGACTTGCCAGAACCTCGACCGCCCCATGCGCCCTTGTAGCGTGACGGAGCCAGCAACGGTTCGTAGACCGCCGCCGTGTCCATCAGCAGTTCGCTCATGCCGGCTTGATGATGCGGCGCGTGACAGTCTCAATGCGGCTCGTCACGTCTGCCTCGATCACTTCCTTCGGCTTGCCATACCCGCGCTCAATGATCGCCATCGCCGCGGAGAGCTTGTTCCGCTCGTTCTCGCCTTCCAGCATGATCGACTCAATGACGGCCAGAGCGGCAGGCGTGCGGCCCTTGCATGCGGCGATCAGATCCAATTCTTCCTCGGTGCGCTTCGGACGGCCGCCGGGATTGCCGGAGACGCCCTTCTTGAACGCAGTCTTCGGCGCCGCGCGTTTGGGTTTTTCTGTTTCCTGTCTGTTTTGAGACATATTGAGCCGCATCCTTTCGGGTAGCGCTCCAGGTTATCTGCGCAGTTCCATGCCGAGCCGCAATGTGCCGACGACCATCGCCGCCAGCAGAGCCATTGCAGCGACCCAGCCGAGAACGCGCCACATGTCAGGAGCCCAGCTTTTCCCAGGCATCGTGCGAGCCGGGATGCTGAACGTCGCCGCGCGTGGCCTTGTTCGTCGCCGTGCGCTGGCCGCGCTCCGGCATCTTGCCCGTGGCTTTGCCGCCGGCCATCGGAGGCACTGCGGGCGCCTTGGACATTGCCTTCGGGGACTTGCTGGTGAACTTGGCCATTGCGGCTCCAGAAACGGAAAAGCCCCGCTCGGCGTGAACCGGCGGGGCTTCGAAAGGGGTATTCAGTTTTCTGTGGACGAGCAAAACGTGCCACAGATCGGGAGACTATAGAAATAGCCTATGAATGTCAAGAGAGAAGGTCAAAACACTGATTGGACGTCTTGAACCAGAACATGGCGTGCAATTCTCGCTCATTGTCGTCCATGGTTTCGCGCAGACGATCTCCCGCTTCGGCCTCCATTAATTCGGCAGAAGCGGCACGCCGAATCTCGGCCGCGCGCTCGCATGCCTCGTTCATTTTCATGATCGCCGCAGTCTTTGCGTTTTGCAGCGGGACGCCTTTCTTGATATTTCCGAGCTTATACGGTCCCGAGTCGGCGATGCGCTGCATTTGCAAATCACATTCACCGCGGCCGCGCCGGCCTATGTCATCGCCCCACCATGCAAGCCACTCTTCGAACGTTATTTCCCATGCGATACCGCGGAGCGCGGCATTGCGCTTTTGCACGTTGTAGGCGATTTTGTATTTGTCGCTCATGCGAACTCCCGGCAAAGAGTCCGCTCTATGAGTCCAGCGCTCACCATTTGCGGGCAAAGAATCGCCTTGGCGCGAGCGTAGTCCTCGTCCTGTGTCTCAGGATAACGCGGATTCACCCAGACCTTGCTGCCCGAATAGAAATTGCTCATCGCTGTATTGATCGCCAGCCGCGAGCGCACATCGAGCTTGTGGATCATCGGCTCCAGCACCTTGCCGACCGATTCCTTGAGGTTGTACTCCACCTCTGCGTTCAGATCGTCGTAGTCCATCCACTGCCGGCTGATGCGGAAATCCCGGCAGGCTGGCTCTGCCTTCCCGTAGCCGAGCGGCAATCCGTAGCCGCGACTCCACTCGTACCAGTCCAGCAGCAGTTCGTCGATCTTGTCCATGTCATTCCCCGATGTTCGGCCCCAGGTCAACGTTGTAAGGCTGGAAAGCTATTTTCTGCGCCTCTCGATTGATCAACGCATAAAGTTCGTCGGCGCTCAATACATAGACTGTTAGGTCGAAATGGGTCGAGTGCCGCGATTCTGTGACAGCCAAGCGCTCATGAACGATGTGAGCAGCGATTCTGCGAGCCATGTCACGCTTGATGATATGGTCGATAGGTTCGCGTGCCTGAACCATCTGCAACCGTGAAACCGTATGACGCACCGAAAGCGCAAAGTCGCGCGGCCGCTTCTCGCAATCCTGTTTGTATTCGCTCACTTCGCCACCTCCGGCGCCTTCCAGTAGAACGTTGCCCGCACTTTTGCCTGAGTTGCGTCCCACAGCGCCTCGATCTGGTTCGCGTCGAGCTTCTTCAGCCCTCCCCGCTTGCCGCTGGCTGATTGCGCTTCGGGCGTTTCGCAGTTAAGGCGACCGGGGCGGCCGGACATGGGTTTGTAGGGGTTGGTCATGCTGGCTCCGTCTGCCTTGTGTCATCGTCAAACTTCAGCGCGTCCTCAATTTCACATGCGAGTCGGTATTGGCAGTCGGCCGCGTGATACTTGAGTTCGTTTGTCTTGGTCATGCACGTGCAACCACCGACCTGCAATCGAATCAGTAATGCGCGGTGGCATCTATTCATCAGCATCATTCCGCCTCTCCCTTAACGCCGCGCCACCGCTCCAGACTCGCCACCGCCTGCTCGTCGTCCATCATGGCGAGGGCTAGGCGCTCGTAGTGGGTGTCGGCGAGGCGAACATCAGCAGGCGAAGCGCATCGAGCTAAAAACATCTGACGCGC